TGCTTTCCACTTTTCTTGATTGATGGCATATGTTGCGACCTCGGCTAACATCTTGCGAGTTTTCCTAGATTGCTTTGGGGGCTTTGTTTGCTTTTCTGGTTTCACTTCTAGCATCATTGTAACTTCTTTTCCATCTTTCTTTTTAAGTCGAACAACGAAATCTGGGAAATAGCGATGCACTCTTTTGTCTATTGGAGACACATATTTAACAAACATTTCTTCAGATGCCCACCAAATCACACTAGGATTCCCATCAAAATTCTTCATAACGCGCAATTCCCATGAAGAACGGTAGACAATTCTCTCGGCATTGCCTTTGTATTTGTTTGGGTTTTGAGGTGTGAACCATCCTTTATATGACATAAATAATATGTATAATTACTCCAAGGAAGTATGATGGCTTTTTCTCCATTTAATTTGCTAGGTACAACAGTTTCCGTTGATCCGTCAAGGGGTCCATTGGGAGAATTGTATACTAACCAGCAAAGTACCAATCTTTTGAAATATCCAATTGATTTGGGTAATAAGGCTGATAGGGGACACTACATGGTGTTCTATATCAAAAAACAAACCAAAGGCGTCAACAATGCTAATGTTCCACAAGGGGGTAGCCTATCAAACGGAGAGATTGGAGGTTCTACAAATTTTTCAACAGCGGTGCAGCAAACTGTATCGAAGACTGCTACCAGCTTCGTTTCTCAGCTTATTAACTCGTTCCTAGGTGTCTCGACCCCAGGACAAATATTTCAAAATAATTCAGCATCTACAGGTAATTTATTAAAAGGTTCAATAAAAAATAAACAAGGTGCTGCTGCATTTCTTGATAGTTTCAGACAAACAGTTATGACAAAGGATAGCATAGCACTTTATATGCCAGATACTCTGATGTATAGTTACAATCAAAGCTATGAGTCTTTGTCTCCAGGAAAAACTGTATTTGGTCAAATAGCTGCACAAGTTGGTGGTACTGGAGGAACTTCAGAACAATTTAAAGATAGAGTAAAAGATTTAGCTAGTGCTGCTGCCGCGACCGCTGCGTTAAAGATTGACCAAAAACTTGGTTCGGATTTTACAAAAATAGCTTCTTATAAAGCCCTTGGTGGTATAGTTAATCCAATGTTGGAAGTTATATACAGCACTCCAGCATTTAGACAATTTCGTTTTGATTTTTCATTTTTTCCTAGAAGTAGAATGGAAGCTTTAGCAGTCCAAAATATTATTGAACGATTAAGATTTCATCAAGCTCCAGATTTAGTAACAGCAACAAGTTCTGCGATACTTGTTCCACCTTCTGAATTTGACATTCGTTTTTATTATGCTGGTTCAATAAATCCAAACATCGACAGTATAGGCAATTGTGTTCTCACTTCAATTGATGTTAATTATGCGCCAAATGGTTTCCAAGCTTATGAAATGCCTGGGCAAGATAGTCCCACATGGGGCGGTACAGGTATGCCAGTAGAAATACAATTGTCATTAAATTTCCAAGAGACAGTAATTTTAACTAAATCAGATTTTCAGTCTACTAGCTATTCTGGAAGCCCAACACAAACAGCACCATCAACACGACCGTCGGTTGGAACTATAACAGAAAATCAAGCTGGTGCAGCAACTTCTATACAAAGAAAACCGTAAATGGCAAAATACTTTAATTTTTTTCCTAAAACTGTATATTCAACAGCAAACAATTTAACTCAAACTGAACTTGTTACAAATATAACAAGTCGTTTTGGTTTTGAACAATCGTTGAAAACTAACTCTGCCGTTTTCTATAAGTATTCTATACAAGACGGAGATACGCCAGAAATTATTGCCTCAAAATTTTATGGTGATCCCGAGAAGCATTGGATAGTTTTGGCATATAATGACATAATTGATCCTCAATGGGACTGGCCTTTAGATTACAATACATTCATAAAATTTGTGGATAAAAAATATAGCGCAAACGGCGCGGCAAATACTCCATCCCAATCTGGTGTAGTTTGGGCAATGAGTGAAGGTAATACTCAAGCTTACTATAAAGTGGTAACTAAAACTTCTTCGGCTGGTGGAGAATTGGTTGAGAAACTTCAAATAGATAAAAACACTTATGATACATTACAAACAGATGATACCGTATATAATTTGATAAATGGAATAGTAAGAGTGGTCATAACAAAAGAGAAACAATCTTTTTTTGAGTATGAACAAGAAGTAAATGAATCAAAAAGAGAAATCAATCTATTGAAAAAAGAATTTGTTTCTGAGTTAGATAAAGAATTTAGACGAGTTATTAATGGCAGATAATCTGATACAGTCAACACAGTTTAGTATAAATCAGTTGGCTGTATATACCAAAAGTGGTGAGTTACTTGATATATCATCCAGCTTTGGTCAGCTACATTTGTTCGATTCAATCTTTGTTCCTGTGATGAATGGTTTCATTACAATATTTGATTCTGTTGGTCTATCGGATTATCTTAGCTTTGATGGTTCAGAAGTTTTACTTGTCGATCTAGGTAAATTTGAAGACGGCACAACAAGTTTCAAAAAGTCATTTCGCATTAGAAAAATGGCTAACAGAATAAACTTAAATCCATCAACATTGGTATATGATTTGCATTTTGTTTCCGATGAGTTAATTTACTCAGATCAACGCAAAGTAAACCAAAAGTATAATGATACATACTCTAACATTGTTGCAAAAATTTTATTTGATTATCTAAAGTTACCTACCTTCGCTGGTATATTTTCTCCATCATATGGCATAAAAAGTGTCGTGATACCAGATTTGTCTCCAATTGATGCGATACAATGGTGCACTAATAGAGCAGTAGATGAAAATCTTGGTCCTAGCTTTATGTTCTATGAGAATATTGTTGGCTATAATTTTACCACTCTTTCAAATATACTAACGCAAGATGCGATATTGGATATCAAATTTTTCCCAAAGAATTTGAACGATACCGAAGCCTTAGATGAAATGAGTAGCCCAAGACACTTTGAAGTAATTAGCAATCCAGATGTTATGAGAAGAACCCGTCAGGGTGTTAATGCAGGTAAGTATTCTGTTTTTGATCCAATAACTAGAACTCTTGGTCACATAGACGAAGAAAAGACCGTGAATTATCTTGACCACTATCAAACTGTAAAACATGGTAATGATACACCAATGTTTACTGGTATGGTAAACAGAGATAACACCAATAACTTTGAACAATTTGAAGCAAGAAGAAGTTTTGGTTTCTCTGGAAAGGCGCGTGAGGCAAGTGCATACATAAAGAAAAAAGATCCAACTTCAATCACAACAATTGATAATCAAGAAGATTTTGTTTTACAAAGACGATCCATTATTGAAAACTTAATATCAAAAAGATTGAAGATGGTCATGCCAGGAAATTTTGAGTTATCAAGTGGATTTAATGTTAATGTTCTATCACCTGTTTATGGTAAACCAGAAGGTGAAGATCAGTCAGTTAATGGAAAATATTTGATTGTTGCTTCACGACATATACTAGACATTAAAGGTAAATTTGAAACCGTAATAGAAACCGCTACAACATCTACAGATATTGGATTTATCGAAGGTGCTTCTGCTACACTCGCAAAAGCTGCTGTAGAATATGAGGATGATTACTTAATATGAGAAATGCTGAAGATAATACAGATGTAGCAGGACGGAATGGATTTATTTGGTGGATTGGTACAGTAGAAAGTAGACAAGATCCACTAAAATTAGGTCGTTGCCAAGTTCGAATTGGCGGTGGGTGGCATTCAGATATTAGACTGAAAGTACCAACAAAAGATTTACCTTGGGCAACAGCTTGTCTCCCAGTTAATAATCCAAACCCATATGCACCAAAAGAAGGTGATATGGTATTTGGTTTTTTCCTTGACGGAAACAATGCTCAACAACCAGTAATATTTGGTGTCATGCCAGGTATTCCATTGAGAAAAGCTAATCCGCAAGAAGCATTTAATGATGGTCGTTCTATTAGTGAACTTATGGCTGCACCAGTTAAACCTGATGAAACGGGTTCTCTTTATCCAAGAAGATTAGATGAACCATCAACATCACGCCTTGCAAGAAATGAAGCTGATTATGCATCACCAATAATTAAAAGTAAAAACGATAAGAAATCAAGTACCTTTGAATTACCAACTGCATATAATGCAAGATATCCATATAACAATGCTATGGAATCAGAGTCTGGTCATGCTATCGAAATAGATGATACACCAAATTCTGAGCGTTTACATTTCTATCATCGTAAAGGATCATATCAAGAATATAGACCAGATGGTAGCGTTCAAGCAAAAGTTGTCAAAGATAGTTATCAAGCGGTTGATGGGAACAAGAATGTTTACGTCAAAGGAAATTATACTGTCAATGTTGATGGTAATTTGTCGTTTAATGTAAAGGGGAGTATTAGTGCTATCGCGGGTAGTTCTATAAGCACAAAATCTGGAACCTCAACAGGTATGGTTGCAGGAACAACATGGTCTGCACTTGCACCAATAACAGTATCTATGACTACTGCCGGTAAAGCATCAGTTACGGCTGGAGGCATGGCATCTATGACGGCTGGAGGTATTGCATCAGTTACAGCTGGCGGTGCAGCAACTGTAACCGCAGGCGCGGCCGCAACACTCACCGGTGCTACAGCATTTGTTACTGGTTTAGGTTTAACTACAATATCTGGTTCAACAGTAAATATTTTAGGCGCACCAGTTGGTGGCGCAGCAGGTGCAGCAGCCGCAGGAGGTGCAGCAGCAGGTGCAGTTGGTGGAGTTGATTTAGCAATAGATGAGTTAGGACTGGCTGATGTTGTAACCACTACTGTAGAAGGTGTGCCTGTTGCAGTAGGAGGAGTAATAGAACAAGCGGGAGGTGCTTGTTCTACTTTCATAGATCCATATACCGCTGCATATGATTTTGGTAATATCGACCCAGGCGCTTTAGACTCTACTACTATTACACAAACTATTGCCGATCCGGCACTTGGTGACTTATCTACAACAACTACTTTTTATCCTGATGGTGGAAATCTTACTGATGTGTATGATTCAAGTGGTACTCTTGTTGATCAAGTTTATCAACCAGGATCAACAGTTTTAACTGATACTGGATCAGCAATTGGAACGGGAAGTGGCGGATTACTTGTTTCAGGAAATTTAGTAGATAATGGATTTGGTTCACTACCAACTTCTCCAACCAATATATCTTCTTTTAGTTTTGATAATATAATCTCTAGCGCACAAGAAACTTATAAAAATGTAGTAGATTCTGTATCAAAAAGTTTTTCAGATATAACATCAAAATTTCTTACAGCTAGTCCAAGCCAATTAAACGCAGAAGGTGGTTTTACAGATACACAATATTTTGAAGATGGTTCTTTCACACAAACAACAATGAATGCAGATGGAACTTCTGTATATCAAGTTTTTGATCCAGAAGGAACAATACTATCGTCAGCAACTGCTGCTGCACCAGCTGGTTTTGCAGATCAGGTAATAACTAGAGCGCAAGATGTTGGTAATGCAATGGTTGGTGCAGCATCTAAAGTTGATCCTTTGAAATATGTAGAAACTGCTGGAAAAGATTTAGCAACAACAATAACACAACCCTTTATAACTTCTGCTGGCGTTATTGAAAAGAGTATGAGTGTATTAACAAATTCCGCTTCTTCTTTTAAAGATAGTTTTGCTGCTGCTAAAGCTGTGCTTGCAGAAGGTGCTACTCTATACGGAACAGTTTCTTCAATCCCATTATTATTGGCAAATCCACAGCAATTAATTACTCAATATGCTTTGCCCGCTGCGGATGCTGTCGCTTCTGATTTTACTAGACAATTAAATAATTCGTCTGTAGTTAGTTCCATCAAAGGTGATTTGAAAACTTCAATTGACGGATTCACTCAAAAAGTTAGAGATACATATAATGACACAACCAAAAGTTTAGATAGTTTAATCGGTAAAACAATGGACGATTTCAGTTTGGAAAGTAAGGCTGTTGCTGCTGAAGTGGCAGACAATTTAGTAAATTTACGACAACAAGGTTATACCGAAGCGGATTTGATGCGGATTATGCCAGATGTAATTAAACAATATCCAGTAGAATTTACAAAAGCATATAAAGGTGCGCCAACAACATCAAATGCGGTAGCTGTCGAGTATTCAGCATCGGGTGGAGTTTCAGTATAATGCCGGCAGTTTTTCCAGTTGCAGGATTTAGTGACTTAGCGGGAGGCTCTATAGTTTTTCCATGCCATCTTACCGTTATGATAGGATCTTCTGGTGGTGAAATGGAACCAGCAGCAATGCCCGGATCAGTAGTTTCACCTCATGGATTACCTCCTCATCAGGGAGTAGTGCTTACTCCTATTGTTCCAACAACTGTTTTTATAAATGCAAAAATGATTAGAACGGTTGGTGATTTTGCTACTTGCGGTCACCCAATAACTACAGGAGCATTGACAGTTTTGTCTACATAATTATGGCTAAAATATTTACTCGTTTAGGATACGATTTTAATTCTGAAAAATTTGGTGATGCTAATGATCCAACTGGTGAATTAGAAGCATCGTTAGAAAGAATTAAACCACTTTTACACAAGTGGCAGTTTGATGCATTAGCAAACAATGATGTGTCTGGATATTTGCAGAATCCATTAGCCAATACGACTATCAGCATGAATTCTTATGCTACCAGTATGAAAAATTTTGCGTCTACAGTTACCTTCGATATAGCTGGAAATGCAAAGATGATCGGCGTTTCTACATCATTGGTTAGCGAGATATCTGCATTTCAAGCGCATTGTAATAGAATATCTGGAGTAACAGCAACTACTGATCCCACTTTGCCAGATTTTGAATCAGCTTTAGGCATAGGAGAATTTGTTCAACTAATAGTATCATCATACGATGGAATAATGAACAATACTCCAGTTTTGGGTAGCATGACCAGTCTTTTTGTTCAATCAGAATTGTCTGCTAATTTGATTACACTTACAAGCGATTCTGCTACGCTCAATGCAACCTTTACCAGTGCTTTGCCAGGCGGATCAAATTCTCTAATATCTATAGTTTCCAATCAGGCTCTATGTGATGATATGAATTCAGTAACCTCATTTTTGAGCACCAGAAGAACAGCAGATGTTAATTATTATGGAAAAGCTAGAGACTTAGTGAATGATTATGGAATAATTTCTCGATTTACTGCATTTAGTCCACTAAAATTATATCTGACGGAAAACTACATTGGTACCGATAAACTCAAAAGTAAGTTATAAATAGTCTATGGCAACCGTAACGATAGAATCCACAAGAAGTTATAGAGACCTGGATCTCAATTTTTCCATTCATCCGGTCAGAAAAGACATTAACGTAAATGTTAATGAGTATGCTATTATCAATTCAGTAAAAAATTTAGTATTGACTAATTTTTACGAAAGACCCTTTAGACCCAATATTGGAAGCAACATTCGAAGCCTTCTGTTTGAACTTGTTACGCCACTTACCGCGAATCAAATAGAGAGAGCCATACAGGAAACAATTACAAATTATGAGCCTAGAGTAAACATCAGAACAGTAACAGCTACTCCAAGCCAAGATGAAAATGGATACAATGTAAATATGGAATTCTTTATTGTTAACCTAACAACACCTATAACTATAGACTTTTTCTTGCAACGGATTAGATAAAAATGGCAGACCGTCTAAGAGTAACAGAACTTGATTTTGATACAATCAAGAACAATTTAAAAACATTTTTAAGCCAACAAACTGAATTTACTGATTATGATTTTGAAGGTTCTGGCTTAAGTGTATTGCTAGATATTTTAGCTTACAATACACATTACAACGCATATTATCTGAATATGGTTGCTAATGAATCGTTTATGGATACGGCTCTACTACGCAGTTCTGCTGTATCTCACGCAAAACTTTTAAACTATGTGCCATACTCCTCTACTGCACCTGTGGCTATAGTTGATCTTACTGTGTTCTCAGGAACTACAATTCCGGGAACTATGACTTTACCAGCTGGATATAATTTTCTATCTGAGTTGATTGATGGGAAATCATACAATTTTGTTTTGAACGAATCAGTTACTGTCACAAAATCAAATGATACCTACTACTTTGAAAAATTAGAAATATACGAAGGTCAAAGAGTATCATATGTTTTCAATTACAACCAAGCTTCTAACCCAAAACAAGTTTTTGTTTTGCCAGATGAAAATGTAGATATTGGAACGATAAGTGTCATTGTTGCCCCATCTTCTACAAGTTCCGTTTCAAGCAAATATAACAAAGTTACCGATGTTTTAGATGTTGAATCTACATCCGAAGTTTTCTTTTTAGAAGAAAATTTGGTAGGCAAATATCAAATAAGTTTTGGTAACGATATAGTTGGTAAAAAACTTCCTGATGGTGCAGTAATTACAGTAAATTACATTGTAACAAATGCTACCGCAGCAAATAAAGCAAACAATTTCTTGGCTCTACAAACTGTAGTTGATAGTTTGGGAAGTACCCAATCAAACTTTACAGTAATTCCAGTATCTGCTGCATCAGGTGGTTCAGCAAGAGAATCTGTAGACAATATTAAATTTTCAGCCCCTTCTCAATTTGCTACACAGAATCGTTTGGTAACATTTAAAGATTATGAAACTTACATACTAAACAACTATCCAAATATTGGTTCTATATCAGTATGGGGAGGAGAAGATAATGTTCCACCTGTTTACGGAACAGTTTTCATTTCTCTAAAACCAAAAAATAATTATTACTTATCTGCTGCCGAAAAGCAAAGAATAATTGATGAAATTGTTAAACCTAAAGCAATCGTAAGTACCGGTTGTGTTATTCGTGATCCAGAATATTTGTATTTGGTTTTAGAAAATCAAGTTCAATATAATCCAAATAAGACTACAAGTTCGGAAGAGTCTTTAAAGAATACAATTAGAAGTTCTATATTAAATTATTCAACAACTTACTTGAATAAATTTGGTTCTAAATTTGTATTATCTAAAATGCAAGAGGCAATAGACAATTCTCAGTCAACTTCTATCATTGGTTCTAAGACTAACCTTCGTGTTCAAAAAAGATTCGTTCCATCTTTAGCTGAAACGAAAACTTATACAATTAATTTTAATGTGCCTATTCACAGAGGCGGTACTATTGATAGGATGGTATCTTCACAATTTGATATTTTTGATCTTACTGGCGTAAGAAGAACCGTTTCTTTAGAAGAAATACAGGGATCATATACAGGCATTTCTTCAATTCCTGTAACAAATCCAGGAACAGGTTATCTAACAACACCAATCGTTACGATTACTGGTGATGGTACAGGCGCTACAGCCGAAGCAATTGTTGTGAATGGTGCTATTCAAAGTATTGTCATAACTAATAGAGGTATAGATTATACTCGCGCCATAGTTACAATTACTAATACTGGTTCTGGTTACGGAGCCGCAGCATCAACTACAATAGATACTCGATATGGTTATCTAAGAACAATTTACTATGATACAAATGCACAAAGACAGATTGTAAATACTAATATTGGCAATATTGATTATGATAAAGGTATAGTTACAATCAATGCAATTAAAATTTTATCAGTCGGCACAACAGACGGTTATGTTAGACTTTCTTTTCAGTCAGATAAGGGTATAATTTCAACAGCAAGAGATACCATCATCACGATAGATGAAGATGATCCTGCCTCAATAGTTACTACACTAGAAAAATCTTATAGCTAATGTCTGATTACAAAACATCCTTACTTGTAAACAAACAGGTTCCTGAATTTATTCGGGATGAATATCCGGTTTTCGTTTCGTTTTTAGAAGCATACTACCAATATCTAGAGACACAACAGGGAACGCAGAAGAATGATTTGGTTTCTAAAGCCAAAGAACTGAGATATATTACCGATGTTGATACCTCAATTGATGATTTTGAAGATAACTTCTTCAACACATTTGCATCTCTTGTTCCACACAATACTCAGGTTGATAAAGCATTTCTGATAAAAAATATTCTGCCAATTTATTTGGCTAAAGGTAATGAGAAATCATTCAAGTTATTATTCAGAATGTTATTTGCCGATGAAGTGGACATACTTCTACCAAAGAACAATGTTCTTCGTGCGTCTGATGGTAAATGGACAGTTGATAATCTTTTAAAAATTCAAACTAATATAAGAACAGTATACACAGGCAATGGTTCAAACACACAATATATTTTGGCTCAAGTTTCAGGTCCTGGAGAAATAGATGTTTATGTTGATAATGTTATAAAAACAGTAGATGTTGATTATCAGATAAGAAAAGAAACCCGCAAAGTAATTTTTAATACTGCGCCTGCAAACAACTCTGTAATACAAATATATTACAGCAATTTTGATATAACTGCTTTAAATAATCGAAAGGTCGTGGGAGAAATCTCTGGCGCTTCTGCTTTAGTGAACAGAGCAACAAAAAGAATTATTACCGATAGATTGAATTTTGGTTTGCCATATGAATTGATTATTGATCCAACTTCTTTAGTTAGAACATTTAGTAATGGCGAGAAAATTACGACAGATATTGTTGATGAAAATGGTGTCTTAATAAATTTAGAGGCAGATACATATTCTATTCTAAATGGTATCGAAATAACAACCGGTGGTTCTTCTTATAATGTTGGTGATCCAGTATTAGTTTTAGGTGGTGGTGCTAATCCTCCAGCCACAGCGATAGTATCAGAAGTTTCTTCTGGCGTTGTTGCTGGTTATTTAACTGTTAATTATGCTGGTGCAGGTTTCAAATTATCTGGTTATGCTAATAGCTATGGAACTCCAGCCAATACTATAGTTGTTGGTACAATCAATTCAGTA